TGCCATAAGTGGCTGCGGTTCAACTACGGCATCCCGGCTGACGTACTCACCACACCACGTAGACAGGGCCACCATCGGGAACCCTTGGCGCGCATCCGGTGGGAAGCGATGACACACACCGATTCCGCTCTCTCGGTCACGGCAAAACTTGCAGGTTCTACAGGTCATGCCCCACCGTCCTGATCTCTTTTGTTGAGCCTGGGCTGTTCCTGCCAATCCGCGTTGTGGATACCAGGACGTTCCACGTCCGATGGCTGCTGATTGGGATCCACTGGTTCCTTCGGGATCAGCATCTCAGTCATGCCAGGGATGCTCTCGAGCGCCTGTAGGAGTTTGGCAACTGCCGCCACATGCTCTGGGGCCGGTAGCTGATTGGTCGCAGCCATCGCGGCCAGCATCAGCGGATTGACAATGTCTTCCGCGCTGCCGATGGAAATTTTCACGGGTTCCGGTGGCTTGGGCTGCGGGTCAATCGTGACCTTCGCGGGATCAAACCCAAGGAGTTCAGCGTGCTCCACAGCAAGTGCCTTAATGTTGGCCACCCCGCTCTGGCCCCACATATTCACGAACTCTTTGATCTGCTCAATGCGCTGCTGGGAATCAAGGAGTACGGTGGAGTCAACCCTGATACTGTAGGTAATAGACCCGAGCAGTTCTACTGGGATGCCGGCGTTACCATGCAGCGCCATCAACGCGCCAAGGATTTCAGCGCAGGCTACAAAGTGCCGTTCAACCTTCGCGCGCTCCTGACCTATGCGGGTCTTAAAGTTCTGCTCGACAATCCCGGCCTCACGCGCGCTGCGCTCACCAGATGCGAAGGATCCACCCTGATTAGGTCCAACCGTCCACTCGTCGGTGATTTCCTGATTAATGATGGAGTCGAGCTCGTAGCGCTCTTGCGGCAGATTGGCCTGCGGCACAATCCCGATGGCACGTTCAAACTGCCCGCTAACCGCAAAGGCTCCCTGATACGTGCCCCGCTCCAGTGCCGCTCGCGCATTCGGGCTGACCAGCGACGGATTAAACATGCGCTGGGGTATGGCGTGCTTCCGCTGTAACGCGAAGTCATGGCGCGACTTCTCGAGCTCGTTGACCTGTGGCCTCGAGATGGTTGAATCAGACGGAGGCAGACAGTCATCGCTGATGTAGGTCAGCGCCAACACCTGAATCGGATTGCGCGTAATGCCTACGATGGTGCCGTCTTCTGTGCGCTTCTGGCCGGCGTAGGGCTCATCGATGACCGGCTCGTCAAGGCCTTCGACAAACACCACGCGCTGCAAGGCTGCGTAGCTGGTCTCTTCCTCGTGGTAGTAATGCCGCCAGTAGAACACTTCCGTGAAGTTGACGACCTCGTTGTCGCGGAACTTGTCTACATCAGTGTTCAGACTATTGGAGGTGTTGACGCGCTTGTCAGTGCCGCAGACCTTCTCCTTGACATCATCCGATAGCTTGAACTCTGATTTCGCAGTGGCCCACGGCAGGTTGTCGTCATAGGCCAGCCACCGCGCGTCATCGTAGACAGAGCCGGTGAAATCAGCAGGCACCAATAGACTTGCAGGGCTGATGCGCCGTGAGGGATACCGAATATCTACTACGGTGTCCACTGGGATCATTTCCGGCACTTGGCCGGTCATCCCGGCAATCATCGGATCCACGCTGGGCATGTCGCGCATCTCAGTGCGCTTCTCGCACGCCAAGACCACCGCACTGATGCCAGAGGCGTTGATCACGTCGGCTAGTTCTTCTTCTATGCGCGCCCCGATGTTGGCCTTGCGGATTTCCTCATTCAGCTTCGCCGCGAACTGCTGAACGATGGGGCCAGCATTAGGGTCCGTCGTGGACAGCCTGATTTCGGGTGTCTGCGAATACAACAGCGCAATCTTGGCCTTGGTTAACGGCCAGTCCTTGTTGATGCTTGGAACGGGAGGGTTGGGCGCGAGTGATCCTGTGCTCTCTGCGCTGGTCGTACGCTCATCGCCAATACGCTTCCGCACGTTCTGCTGCCAGCCAGTAACGCGATCGTCCTTGCGTTTGCGGGAGGCCGCTAACCTCCCACGCCAGCCGGCCCACGGATCACTCGCGCGGTCTTCGCTCACTAGGCAGACACCAGTTGCATCTCTGCCCAGATTTGGTTAATCATGTCCGGCAGGTCTTTCCAGAACGTCTGATTTAGCATCAGGTTGTCGCCCTTGACCGGATAGAGCAGATGCACGCCCTGGTTGTCCACTTCCACCGTGACGCGGCCCATGGGGTTCTGCGGTGTCTTGATGTACTTCCCAGGCTTCAGGCGTGCCGCGCGGTACCGCACTTCCTTGGAGAGACCACGCGCCTCAGCTTCAAAGGCGTTTTGGAACAGCGGCTTCTCAAAGCTGTCGAACCAGCCTTCAGCTTCCTGTCGTGCGCGATACTCAGGAGACCCCTCCACGATTTCCTTCTGTGGGGTGATGCCTGCGATGCTCGATGACAGCGCCTGAATTAGTGCCGCCATCTGCGGGTTCAGGTCTGCGGTTGCGATCTCGGTCTCTCTCTCTTTGCCCATATCACCTCTTCACGAGTTCGTAGCCTTCACGCTGGATGTTCTGGTAGTGCTCGAAATCACTCTGCATGTCGTAGCCGTACGCCCCGCTCATGGGGTTTTCCCTGATAGGCGCATTCCCAAACAACTCAGGGGTGAACATATTTGGACCGTCGTAGACGATCTCCACCTTGCGTTCACGGGCTAATCGCAACCACCAGAGAAAGCTTTGATGCGCCTTGAGCCACTTACCTGCTTTGGATGAATGTGGGTCATGAACGTAGGGCTGGCCGACTCCGTAGAGGATCCACCGATCAAAGCCTTCGCTGAGTGCGAGTGCGCCCATGTAATCCAGTTGGCACCCAAACCGACCCTTGCCAAACTCCGCCTCCATCTGCTCTCGTGGATACGGAACACTGCCCATAACGTCAGGATGCGTCTCCACGAGATAGATGGGCCGCTCGTTGCCTTGCCGCATATACCACCCGAGCACATCCGGCCTTTGTAGCTGAATCCCAGGATAGTGAACTTGTGGCCCTACCGTGTGAATATCGAACCATCGCGACCAGTTGTAAAGAGCCCAGTCCCAGTTCCGAATACTCGTGGACTGCATCCACAATTCCGCCTCCGGATAGTGGAGACGGGGGCTTTCGACTGTGTGCCGATAGCCGCCGAAGATGACCGACTTCATCTGGGGTACAACACGCGCATCAGTAACCGCTTCCGAATCGCATCCTGCTCCGCTCGCCCACAGTCACACTGCCAATGTGGGCCGTACTCAAGCACCAACGTGTCCCAGTCGAAGAGGCGTTCACGCGGGTCTGAATACCAGAGCCGCGCAAACGCCTGCTTGTCGTCGCGACGTAAAGCGCGGTGGTATAACCCGCGCCAGACGCCGCATGTCACTACACCGACTCGTCGTACGACCCGATGTAGGGCCGGTCGATCGCGGTGGTCTGTGTCGCGCCACCAGTGGTCGTCGGCGCCGCACCGCGCGTAATCGCACGCTTCACCTGTGCGTTCTTGGTCAACGTAGACGTGCCTGCGCCAGCCGTGCCTGAGGCATACACGTAGTTGTTGGACAAGGTTGCCGACAAGTTGAACGCCGCGAAGCTGCCGACAATGCCGTACCAGCCCCACTTCGTCGCCGCATCCACCGCTGCCGTCGCAATCGCGCACGATCCCTTTGATGTCGTCGCAAGGCGAGTGGTCGTGAACGTGCCAGCGTCGAACACAACCCACTCACCAGCCGCAGTGGAGGTGAGCCCGGACAGGTAGATGTGGAACCCTGTATCGAACTCACGCACAGCGCCGAGCGTGTTGAGTTGCGTGGTGTGAACTTCTCCGGGCAGTCCCGCGCTTGGGCGGGAGTCAATGCTATAAGCCATGTGACATCCCTCCTTTACGTGAACAACTTGCCGCCGCGCGAACGATTGCGCGTAGCAAGTTGAAGAACCGAGAAAATCTTCATGTTGACCATCGCCGCCGCCCCGAAGTCCACCGGCTCACGGCGCTTCCGGAACGCACCTTTGACCACCGACAGATAGGTGTCGTTCGTGTTGAACATCATTGCGAAGTCCTGCGCGGTCGTGATGACCGAGCTGTAGATGTACTTGGCGTTGACGTGGTAGGCGTCACCCGCACCCAAGGTGCGAACTGACTTGGGATCGAGGAAGCGCTGATTGGCCTGGTTCGCTGCGAGCCATGCGCCATACAGCGTCGAGTTCGCCATGATGACGTTCGGCTGGCGACCGCTCGAGCCTTTGGCACAGGAGAAGTACAGCGTGTTGTAGTCCGCCAACAGGGTTGCGCCCGTGTCAGCGCCCCAGTCCTTAAACTTGTTCTTCCACCAGGTTTCCGTTCCGGCCACGATGCCCTGCACCGTTCCGGTTCCGTCGTCGGTGAAGATGTCCACAAAGGTCTGGAATCCGTCTGTTCCACCAGTCGTGGCGAACATCGCCTGTTCGATGGTGTAGTCGTGCGTGGTCAGCGCGTTGTCCGCGAGGGACGCGAGCAAATCGATCTTTGCTTCGCCGCTGTTCAGCGCTTCGTCGGTGAAGCTCCAGTTCGTGGGAACCACCAGCGTGGCCCATGAGGGACCAGTCGCCGTGAGCACGTCAGTCTTGGAGGTCGAGGTTGCCGTGGTGTCAGTGGCGAGGAAGTCGGCACCGCTATTCGCGCGGTAATCCAGGGGCATCTGGAGCGTTGCGCCACCCGAGACGCGCTTGACTCCGCCCATGCTCTCGAGCGCATTCAGCGCTGAGGTGTCCGACCACTGATCGGCACCTTTATTCTTCTCGGCAACGACACTGTCGTAGGTCGTGGCAACGAGCTGTGTAAATGGAACGGCCATGTGGCCCTCCGCAGGAAATCAGGTTGTTGGTGCTCGGTGAGGCCCGAGAGAAGCCAAAAACCCTGCGGATGAAGGCCCGAAGGTTCGCCTAAACGTGAGAGGGGACGCCTGCGGCGATAAGGCTAGCCGTTAGCCTAAGTGACGTGTATACAAAGTATCCACCACAATGTGTGGTGGTGTCAAGCCTGACCAGCCTCCGCCCGTGCGATGGCCTCACGTACCACATCCTGAGTCGTGCGCTTACTGGAATGGCCACTAACCGCATCTACGCCAGTTCTCGCCATAGAGGTGGATTTCGGGGCGGCGTTGAGCTCTTTGGCGTATTCCGCCCGTCTGGTGGCGTCATCTGCGGCCATCTTGGAGGCGGAAGCCTTGATATAGGCCGTAGCAAGGGTGGCTTTCTGGTCAGCCTGAAGGATACCCAACACCTCAGCCTGGAATGGGGTCAGACTGCCATCGGCTGAAATCTGCCCGAAGAGTGGCCATGACTGCGCCTCTTCCATCTGACTTCTGGCCTTGACCCTGACCTGCTCCTGAAATTCCTGCTGCTGGGCGCGGTCCTTCTCGGCCTTCTCCCGCTCGGCGAATGGCTGGAACCGCTGATCCATGGCACGTTCAAATTTGCGCTGTAGCCATTCGTCGCGCTTCCTGAAGCCTTCAATGCTGTACGTAGACCGGCCCCCACCAAGGTCTACGTCTGGCTGGGGCTCTGGGTCGTCTTGGGCCGCAATCTGCTGCTGAACGGCCTGCTGGGGCGTCAGGAATGACTTATACCGAGGATCGGCCTGGGCTACGGTCTCGAGGAAGGCTCGCGGGTCGCCCTTCAGTGCGTTGATGTACTCGGTCAGGTCAGCCTCGACGCGCTGCCGTTCCTTCTCAGCCGCCGTCAGTCTGGCTTCCTGTGCCGCCACACGCTGTTCAGCGTAGCCCTCGAGCATCTTGGCCACGTTACTGGCCGGCAGATAACTCAGGTCGGCGTTGCTGCCTTCGCGCTTGCCCCACTTGTGGCCCTTGCTGACGATGTATTTCGCCGCCTCGCTGAGCTCCTCTTGGGTCACCGGGGCTGGTGGGGGTGCTTCTGACTTGGCCTCGGCCTCATTGACCACCTGAGACACAATATCGGCGGTGGTTCTAGGGCCAGAAGTGTCAGGAGTGGAGGGGGTTTCCGGCACTACTGGGGCTGAGACAGGTTCAGATGCTACTGGCGCGACTTCGGGCGTATCCATCAGGGATCCTCTCGGGCTATTTCTGTATACATCCACCCATGCGTCATGCACAGGTTGTCAAAGAAGACGGCTGGCATGGCTCCGTCTAGTGTTTCGGTGTCGATCTGGCCGGTATACCCGTTCGGCACCTTCCGCTCGGCGTGATACTTCACCATCTGTTCGCCACGCTCGCGTGCCCATGCCCAAATATCCGCAATCGGCTCGCCACGCCAGTTGAATTGTTCAAACATTACGCCCCCTGCCTCCGTCCACCTTCACGCATCCAGGCTTTCCAGAACGGTTCCGCGACGTGCTTCTCCTGCTCCTGACTCATCGCCAAGACACCCGAAGAGATGCCGAAATACCCAAGAGCCATCGGCCAATGGTCGTACTTGTGATTGGCCATTTTCTTGACGTTGGTCTCATCCCACCGCATTTTGGGGAGGTACCTAGCTAATAGCGGACACCCAGGCTCGTAGATTTGCAGCCGTGGGACCCCGGGTTCGATTTCCTCACCTAAGAGGCTATGAATGGCGTCCGCAATCATCACGCGGTTATTGATACTCGGTTCACAGGGGACGCCTCGAGCTTCCATCTTGTCCCTGACGGTCACCGCATCCCGGCCATCCATCACCACGAGATCCGGGTCGATGTAGGTCATGGAGCATGGAATATCCCCCACGAGCTCCTTATGGGTCTCGTTCATTTTGGTGGCGGCGTCCTCTGCAATCGTCCGGAACCACGTCTCCTCGTGAAACGCAATGACCCGCCTACCAAGTACAGCGAACCATATAGCCACAGCAGGATCAGGGAAATATCCATGATCGTAAGCGCGGTAAATCTGAATCCAAGGAACTCGTAGAAGGGATGCGCCATTGACGGTTGGTAGCTCCTGTATGTAGTGGTATGGGCGCTCGAGCATTGATGCCGGTAACGGTGCCGATCGAGGCTGGCCCAGGTGCTTCGTCAGTAACTCGGTATTCACGGTCTTGTACACGTCGAAGATGGTTTTGCTGTCCATCCTGACGCCATCAATCCACGCCGCCCGGTAACTCGCTGGAATCGGCCCCAGAGACTTGATGTACTCATCCGGATCCACGGATGGGTTGTCCGTCAGCATGATCCGGACGTGCTCCCAGTCCTCAGGGTCGTAATAATCGTTATCGGTAATATCCTTGTCGATGAAATGCCGGTCGAGCTCGTCTATCGATGCCCCAGTGGGGTTACCGAGGAACACCGCTACCGTGAAGTACGGCTGCGTCCCGTCCGGCCCCTTCGCGACACGGAGCGACGGCATCATGAGGGTGAGGTACTCAAAGTCAATCTGAGGAGCCTCATCCACAATCAGCAGTGAGGCTTCCGCTCCGACGATCTTCTCAACGTCCCGAAACTCTTCACACTGCCGGTAATACCCGATAGACCCATTGGGATAGAAGCAGGTCGGGACCGGATTCTGCACAAACCTGCCACCTAACGTGGTCATCTCGTCATGCAGATACATCAGGTGGTTCGTCAGCAGGTCGGGCATGTTCCTACGTACCACCACGTAGGTCATCTTCTTAGCCAAGGCAAAGGAATGCGCTATACCCTTCCTACCCAGTAAGGACTTACCGCTACCCCGGTTCCCACGTAAGAAATACTTGCTAGGCCCCTGACCCGTACTGAACCTTCGCCAGAGTTTCGCCCTGACCTCATTCTGGATCGGATGAGGTTTAAAAAAGACCGCGCCATTGACCTCAAAGGCGCTACTCACGCGGCATCGCCTCACGCGCGGCCTCTACCACAATGGCCATGCGGTGTGCCGGGCTCATGTCACGAAACGCAGGCACCTGACGCCACGTGTCACTGACCGCCGCCCTTATCGCGTCATAGAACAGAATCGCGGCCTCTCGCTCGGCTGAGCACTGAGAACAGGGTCGATACCACCGTCTACCGTGCTGACACTGGCTAGACATACGTGGGCCACGGCCCATACCACAGATCCACCGCCACTAGCCGCGCGTTCTCCTTGAAGTGCTCGCGCACCGCTTCTGGGTAATGTTCCTCGACAGTCGCTATCGACCGAATCATGTACTTCGAGTTCGGGATGTGGATGTACCACGCGCCATGAAGCACAGCCGCTGCGTCATCCTCATACCACCCACGCCAGATCAACTTCGGGGGAGGTAAGGCAGACGGCAATGCCAGAAACGGCACAGCCGCTAACACGAAGAGGAACTGTCTACGGCTACTCATCCAGCCTGCACGTCGCAATACATCCGGAACGGCATCCGCATCACGTCCTGATGCCACCATGACGCTGGCAACTCCGGACCACGCACCTGATAGAACACCGGATCCCCATAGAGCTTGTCGCCCGTCATAGCGAACTCAGCCTCAGTAGGGCCCTCGCGCGTCTCCACCGGAAACAGGCAGCTCGCCACGGCGAAAGGCAGCGCCACCACCCGATGATGCTTCGTGTCCATCAAGACAATGTTCATCTCAGTCATCCTACGGCCTATACAATCAGTTATGGCGCTTACACGGCGCTAAGTCCCGGCCCTGTCTGGCGTTATCCATTGGATGAACCTGTCTCAAAAATTAGGCCGGCACATCGCTTCACCCTGGCCGATTTCCAAATCTCTGGCCCTGGAATCAAGTGTGACAAAGTGTAGGATAATCGACAATGGCTAGGCCTTGTCCTTTGTTATCAACAACTTACAGGTTAACATAAGACGTCTTATGCGACCTTGTGTGTATTTACTAAGGAATTAGAGACCTTTCGCCTGGCCATGGATGAGGTCGGATCCACTTTCGCTATGTAATCCCTATACATACGCGCGCATGTGATTGGCATGAGGTCTGTAGCCTTCGCC